ATGACAAAATATACATAGAGGTACATGATGCGATGGCGTGAAATTGTAGAATCAGCAAGTGCAGGCGCTACTGCATCTGGTGGCATTGCTGCTATAAGCCAGCCCATGGGCATGATATCAAGATCTGGCGGTTCCTTGCTCACAGGTAAATATACAACTGAATCAGATCCTACGCCTAACACGCCCCGGGAATACAAAAGGAACAAACATGCTCGCGGACAGTTTAAAAACTCTATTAGCAACTGAATATGCATTTGTGATCAAAGCACAGTTGTTTCACTGGAATGTGGAAGGGCCTGACTTTGCACAACTGCACAAGTTTTTTGGAAAGATCTACGAAGAAGTGTACGAAAATTCCATTGACCAAACAGCAGAATTTATTCGCATACTAGATGACTACACCCCGGGCAGTTTTGAAAGATTTGGTGAACTGTCCCAAATCTCTGGACAAACAAAAATCCCCCGAGCCAGACTCATGATTGAAGAATTATACGCCAACAACCAACAGTTGATTGAGCTACTGAACCAAACATTCGCCGTGGCTGAACAAGAAAACCAGCAAGGCATCATGGACTTTTTGGCGGCACGTATTGACGCACACGGCAAGCACGGCTGGATGCTGAGAAGTTTCTTGAAAGACCAACGAGCATGAGCAACGACATCCGTGACATAATACAGCGCCTGGCCACAGTGGAGGGTAAGTTGACTACTGCACAACAAAAGGTGCCACAACTGCCTGCACTGTTCAAACCACGGCACATTCGTGCTCTGGGTTCAAAAACAGATCCTGCTCATCCCATGGACGGATATATGGTGGGCGATAGCATAGAGCCTCGTCGCACTGCACTTGAAGAAGCCATGGCTGAGATTGAGGAAGACATGCTGAGCAAGGTCAAGCGCGACCTAACAACATATTTGGATCGATTGGAAAAGAAAGTCAGCATAAGTCGAGACCTTAAAGACAAAGCCAAGGATGCTGTAGAACGTGGCCAAGCTGAAGAAGAAATTGATGAATTTGCACCAGTGGGCGGTGACGATCGTGAGCCCGATGAAGAAGAAATCCTGCGTCAATTGGCTGCACAATGGTGGAACGGCACTGAACAGCAAATGGCCAAGGCCCAGAATACCTTGGCAGCAATGGGCTGGGAAATTGGACAAGATGAGTCTGGCGATGATGATGCCGGAGTATTTGTGATACGAGCAGGTGATGAAAATGGCAACAGTTACATGGCATTCCCACACAGTGAATTGGATCTAAACGAAGAACAAGGCAACGACTTCAACACCTACACCACAAATGCCCAAGGACAACGCCTTCAACAGTCTCCAAATCTCATGGGTGTACAACAAACAAAAAATTTAGACACTGGTGACACAACCACTGATTACAATCAAGGTCCCATGTCGGCATCTCAAACAAAAAATGCTGCTGGCGCTACCACAGCAAAAGCACAGTCGGTGGATCTTGGGGTGGCCAAGTTTGGAACAAAACAACAACAACCAAACTATGCTGCTGGCCAGCTGGCATCACCCACAGTGGCCAAGGTCAGTGTGCCAGCCGGTGATGCCACAGTCACGCAAAAATCATATGCAGGTCCTATGTTGGGCGGTGCAAGTGGACCCGGTGTTGGCAACAATGTCATAACCAAAGCTGCCCAAGTTGTGCCAAATGCAAATCCTGCTAAAAACGCAGTGGACCCCGCAGCCGCAGCTGACGCCACAGCCACAGCCAATCAACTCAGCCAGGCAGCAGCACCTGCACTGAACAAACAACCAGGCTTACAAGAAAGATCGCGTCCAGTGGAAACATTCGAAATGGCTGATGGCTCATGCTTGGAATGCTATGGCGATGATGAACAAGGCTATGAACTGCGCCGGCAAGGCAACAGCCTGCCCAGTCGTTTCAAAACACGCAAGCATGCCAAAATGGCTGTGGACCTGTTCCGTGCTAGACGAAAACAAAATCAAGACCTCAGTCAAGATTACATAGAAGAAAAGTAATTAACCGATCACACCTACCTTAGGACCGTGTGGCCCGGCTGCTGGGCAGGCAAAGCGATTCGCTACCGTGATGCTTGAAGTGAGCAAATTTTTCTTGACAACGCCAAAATCTGTGTTATACTAGTGTTTTAGGAGTACTCATGGATAACAAATCATTCAACGGCGAACAAAAGATCAAACTCACCCAAATCATCAATGAAGGCATGCAGGTCATGCACGAGATTGATACCCTGCAAGGCGGCTTGACCGACACCATCAAGGCCATTGCAGAAGAATTAGAAATTAAACCGGCTGTGTTGAAAAAAGCTATTCGCGTGGCACACAAGGCCGAGTTTGGCAAGACCAAACAAGATCAAGAACTGTTGGAAACAATTCTTGAAACTGTGGGCAAGACATTATAAATATTGCTTTCAACAGCAACGAGTCGTTCACGTTAAGAACATGTAACAAGGCTAAACCGGCCACAAACGGAGACCAATGAGTTATATTGACGCACTATTTGATCGTGAGCACGATCGCATTCACGTGGTAGAACGCCGCGAAGGCAAAAGGCAGTATCGAGAGTATCCTGCCAATTATGTTTTTTACTACGACGACCCCAGAGGCAAGTTTCAAAGCATCTACGGCACGCCTGTGTCAAGATTTAGCACACGCAACAACAAAGAGTTCCGCAAGGAAGTCCGAGCACAAAGCGGCCGCCAAATCTACGAATCGGATATCAATCCCATATTCCGATGCTTTGAAGAAAACTACAAAGACCAAGACGCCCCTACGCTACACACAGCCTTTTTTGACATTGAAGTTGGGTTTGATGCGGTTCGTGGCTTTTCGCCAGTAACGGATCCTTTCAATCCCATCACTGCCATATCGGTATATCTGAATTGGTTGGAGCAACTGGTCACTCTTGTGGTGGCACCACGCCACATGAGTGCAGAGACTGCTCGTGAGATCTGTGCGGAATTCGAAAACACTGTGTTGTGTGAATCTGAAACAGAAATGTTGAAGATGTTCCTGGATCTCATTGATGATGCAGACATCTTGAGTGGATGGAACTCGGAAGGCTATGACATACCTTACACAGTGAATCGTATCACTCGAGTGCTCAGCAAAGACGATACCCGACGTTTTTGTTTATGGGGGCAGTTTCCCAAGAAACGTGTATTCGAACGCTTTGGTGCTGAAAACGAAACTTATGACTTGGTAGGTCGTGTGCATATGGACTATATGCAACTGTATCGCAAGTACACTTATGAAGAGCGACACAGTTACAGTCTGGATGCCATTGCTGAATACGAGCTGGGTGAACGCAAGACACAGTTTGAAGGCACCTTGGATCAGTTGTACAACCAACACTTTAAGACCTTTATTGAGTACAACCGGCAAGATACCTTGTTGTTGGACAAACTAGACAAAAAACTGCGCTTCTTGGAACTGGCCAGCGAACTGGCACATGCCAACACTGTGCTGTTGGCCACCACGATGGGTGCTGTGGCTGTGACCGAACAGGCCATCATAAACGAAGCACATGAACGTGGCATGGTTGTGCCCAATCGACAACAGCGACTCACAGACGAGGACACACAGGCTGCAGGTGCTTATGTGGCGTATCCCAAGAAAGGACTACATGAGTGGATTGGGTCAGTTGACATCAACAGTCTATATCCGTCAGCAATTCGTGCGTTGAACATGGGTCCAGAAACCATCATAGGCCAACTGCGTCCAGTGATGACTGACCGATACATCAAGGACAAAATGGCCAAGGGTGATTCATTTGCGGCTGCATGGGAAGGTGTGTTTGCTTCGTTAGAATACACAGCAGTGATGGAACAACAACGTGGTACAGAGATCACCATTGACTGGCAGTCAGGTGAAGAGACTGTACACTCAGGCGCTGAAATTTGGTACATGTTGTTTGACTCAAATCAACCTTGGATCCTATCAGCCAATGGCACCATATTCACCTACGAAAAGAAAGGCGTGATCCCAGGCTTGCTGGAACGCTGGTATGCAGAACGTAAAGAAATGCAGGCCAAAAAGAAAGAAGCCAAGGATGCCAAAGAGATTGCTTTCTGGGACAAGCGTCAGTTGGTTAAGAAGATTAACTTGAACAGCTTGTACGGTGCTATTTTGAATCCAGGTTGCAGGTTTTTTGACAAGCGTATTGGACAAAGCACAACACTCACAGGACGTAGCATTGCCAAGCACATGGACGCATACTTGAATGAGTGCATAACAGGTGAATATGACCATGTGGGCCGAGCAGTTATCTACGGTGATACAGACTCCTGCTACTTTTCAGCATGGCCAGTGCTCAAACAAGAAGTTGCCGAAGGTCGCATGGCCTGGTCAAAGGAAATCTGTATTCAGTTATACGATTCAATTGCTGACCAAATCAATGACTCATTCCCAGCATTCATGGAACGTGCATTCCATTGCCCCAGAGACATGGGCGAGTTGATCAAGGCCGGACGTGAAACAGTGGCAGACCGTGGCTTGTTCATCACTAAGAAACGCTATGCTGTCAACGCCATTGACATTGAAAACAAACGACTAGATGTCAACGGTGCCATTGGCAAGACCAAGGCCACTGGCTTGGATCTAAAACGTTCAGACACCCCCAAAGTTATTCAAGACTTCTTGTTGGAAATTCTAAATAAAGTGCTGTCTGGTGCGCAACGTGATGAAATCATTGAACGTGTGCGTGAATTCAAGTATGAATTCAAAGAGCGCCCAGGCTGGGAAAAAGGCTCGCCCAAGCGTGTGAACAACTTGACCAAGTACGGCAAGGAAGAAGAACGCCTGGGCAAAGCCAACATGCCCGGACATGTACGTGCGGCGCTAAACTGGAACAACTTGCGGCGAATGAACTCAGACAACTACAGTATGCAGGTGGTCGACGGCATGAAGACCATTGTGTGCAAACTCAAACCCAATGCTCTTGGATGGACCAGCATTGGCTATCCCACAGATGAAATGCACTTGCCACAGTGGTTCAAGGACTTGCCTTTTGCTGACTCAGAAATGGAAGCCACTGTAGTAGATCAAAAGATTGACAACTTGCTGGGTGTGTTGGATTGGGACTTGGCAGCGGCCACCAACACAGAAAACACATTTACTGCACTATTCTCATTCGAATGAAACTCAGCGATTACATATCTTATTTGAATCTTTTGGAACAACCGGATTATACACCTGAGTATGGTCAGGCTGTTAGACAACTACAGTCATTGAGCATGTCTGTTGCACGAGCTCATGTGCAACTTGATTCATTCACTGCTGACATGGAATTTAATGTCAGTGCTGTGATCAATGCATGTGACAATGTGCAGGCCACATTGGATGCACTCAAGGCACGACTGCGTGAACTCATAGCACAAAAAGAACCCAAACAATACAAGGCCAGCACAGTATTGTATGAGCAAGGCATGTTGAATGAATCTCCAGAATACATTTTTGATCGTAAGCTGGGTATTGATGATCAAAGCAACATCTTGCTTCGTAGCAGACTACGCAACTACAGTGATTGGAGATTGCCCGGCATGATCATACGTCCAGGCCCAGAAACATTCATTGAAGATTTGGTGCCATTGGATCCATTGTATCTAGTGGATCAACATCAAGCACTGTTGGATCCAGCTATTTCAGCATTTACTTTGGAATATCAAAGACGTCTACGACCATATGTGATTGATGATCGAAGAGATGGCATGCCATTGTGGCAGTTGCCCAGTGGGCAATTTGGAATGATTTTTGCTTATAATTATTTTAACTATCGACCCATTGAAGTTATAAAACGTTATCTTGCTGATGCGTATTCCAAACTGCGACCCGGTGGCGTGTTTATATTCACATTCAATGACTGTGATCGAGGCCACGGAGCCGCACTCAGCGAAAAATTCTTCATGTGCTACACCCCAGGTCATGCTGTTGCTGCCGCAGCGGAACGTGAAGGTTATGAGATCATGGACTTGCATCATGGACATGGTGACTTGTCTTGGTTTGAGCTGAAGAAGCCTGGATCCATTCAAAGCCTTCGCGGCGGACAGAGCTTGGCCAAAATAGTTGCACCACAGTAAAAAAATCTATATAATACACAAATTAAGGAGTAATAAATGAAAGACTATCTCAAAGACTTGGTAGAACATACACATGATCTAGGCTGTATTGACTTGATCAAAATCACAGGAGATGCCAAATCCACAAACATTGTGGGCGTGGCAGAAAACTTATCTGTGGTACTGGAAGGCACTTTCCACAAGCCCATTGCAGAATTTGCACATACTTTTGGCATGCCTAATCTAAGCAAGATCAAAATCTTGTTGAACTTGCCTGAGTATAAAGAAAATGCAAAATTGTCCATTGCTACCAAAAGTGATGGCACACCCGAAGGCATCAATTTTGAAAATGCAGATGGCGATTTCCGCAACAACTACAGATTCATGGCTGAACAGATTGTGCAAGAAAAACTCAAAACACCCAAGTTTGCCGGAGTGACCTGGCACATTGAGTTTGATCCCACAGTGGCCGGCATTATCAAATTGCGCTCACAGGCACAGGCCAACTCTGATGAGCCTAACTTTCAAGCTCGCACCGAAAACGGCGACCTAAAGTTTTTCTTCGGCGATCACAGTACTCATTCTGGTAATTTTGTTTTTCATTCTGGCGTTACAGGACAACTCAAACGCACTTGGTCATGGCCAGTGAAAGAAGTCATGAGCATCTTGGCCCTAAGTGGTGACAAAACCATGCGCATCAGCGACGACGGTGCTGCCAAGATCACTGTGGATAGTGGCGTGGCTGTTTACAACTATATTTTACCAGCACAAAGCAAGTGAGCCAAGACAATTTAACTGCCAAGCAGAATGACTACGCTGTGTTCTTGCCTGCAATCTCTGGCTTCTATGCCACATTCATAGGCAAGCAACGCAACGAGCCATATGTGGATCCTGCCAGGTTTCCACAAGGGTTGACTGACATGGAACAGTTGAACTGGCTCAACAGTCAGAAGGCTCTGTTTCCATATCGTTGGAGTTTGTATTCAGCAGGGCATGCCAATTTGGATTTGACCAAGCAGGACTGGTCAGAAGACATGGTTCGCAATCGTGAATCTGGCACATTTATACTTGGCGACTCTGGTGGATTCCAGATTGCCAAGGGCTTGTGGGAGGGTGAGTGGCGGGATCCAACCAGTCAAGCAGTTCAAGATAAAATGGCTGCATTGATCGCTCAAGGCCCAACTGAAGTGGTCAATGCCAAAGGTAAAAAAATCAAAAAAGACCCTGCTGCTGACTATCAGAAGTTGCTGGATGCTGCCCAGAAAAAACGTGACACAGTGTTGCGTTGGCTAGACAGCATTGCAGACTATGGAATGATTCTTGATATTCCTACCTGGGTCATACACGATCAAAAATCCAGCAAGGCCTGTGGTGTTACCACACTGGATGAAGCAGTTGCAGCTACCAAATACAACAACTTGTATTTTATGGCACACCGACGAGGTGTCAAAGAAGGTGGCGCCCGGTTCTTGAATGTGTTGCAAGGCGATGGTCACGACAGTGCCGAAGCATGGTATCAGGAAATGAAAGAGTTTTGCGATCCTGCTGTGTATCCTGCCACACACTTTGACGGCTGG